AACAAGAAGCAGAAGCAAAGGCTAAGGTTGAAGCAGATGCAGTTGCTGCAGAAAAAGCAGGGGCTGAAACTGAGGACAAGGTTGTAAGTGATGCAAAGGATATTGTCGCAGGGATGAAAGAGGCTAATAAGAAAAAAGAAGAATTACTGGAGAGAGAAGAAAAACTACAGACAAAAAAAGAAACTCTAAACGCTCTAGGCGGAGGAAGTCCGGCTGGAACTGAGCCACCAAAACCTGTTTTTACTGACGAGGAAAAGGCATCAAGGAAAAGAATTAAAGCTGTTGGAGATTCATGCGGTGCAGCATGGGCAAAGAACTATGAGTAAGATTGGATATGCTGACTGGGATGTTGTTGTCAAGGCGTGTGAAAGAGAGTTTGGATTGATTGATAAAACAAGAATTTCAATGACTGTTGCTGAACAATGTCAAAAGGTAACTCACGAATTGGCCTTAAAAGAGAGATCTAAATACCCAGAGCCACCAAAACCCAAAACAGAGAAATAGGGCAAAGATTTAAATACTTTATTATTATTGTTTTTTTATGCAAGCAGAAATATGGAGACTTTTAGGGAATAAGGGAGATAGAGTCCCTTTTAATGTTGCTGATGGTTCTGCAATTGCTGTGGGTGATTTCTTAGAATTAGCAGACAATATGGTTGTGACTGCTCACGCGACTAATGTTGATACCCCGATCGTTGGAATTTGCTCTACTGAAAAAGTTGCAAATGACGGCCATCTATTTGTTACCGGGATTACTAATTGTATTTTTAAAGCAACAATATTAGCAGGCGGATCTTGCACTATTGGGGATTTTGTTTCTATGGGCAATGCTGCTGGTGAAGTAAACCTTGCATCTGCAACTGATTTTGAAACTGGATGGACTGTTGGAAGAGCATACACAGATGGTGCTGCTGGACATACCTCTCTTTTTAGGAGTTCTTTCTAATGGCAGACATTCCTGGAGAACAAGATTTAAGAAAAGAAGATATTGATGCTATTGTAAAAAATTACGCATTAGAAATGTTTACAGGAAGAGGACTATGTTCAATCGTTCCAACAAATGCTGAGAAAAATACTTATTATCAAGAAACAGACTCTGATATTACTCAGATGACAGTAGATGGAATTACAAACTCTGGATTTACTAATTCTCCTGGAGCAATATTTGAACATGTAAATCATAGCTGGACTGAAACTGCTGAGAGGGTTAAGATCCACGGGGCAACTCACACTTTTGATTGGACTGTTTGGAAATTATCTGCGATTGATGTTAAAGCAAGAATGTTAGAAAGAGTTGCAAGAGCAATTGTATTGTCAGAGGACACTGCAATTTATACAGAATTAGCAACTACAACAAATACTGCGACTGCTGTTGCTACCTGGGATAATGCAACTGAGAGTTTACAGCAACCTTTGAAAGATATTTTAATTGCAAGATCTGCTTTAAAACTCGCAAACTGGTCAACAACTGTGAACTTAAAAATGATAATCCATCCAACTAATTTTATGGAATTATTGAATAATCCGGTTGTAAGAAATGCAGGTCAATTTTACACCGACGGTGTTACAAGGAATGGTGTTGTTGGAAAGATTGCAGACTTTGACATAATTGAAAGTAATGCAATGACAGAAAACACAATCTTATTTTGTATTGCTCAAACTGCAATGTCTTTATATGAAGCTCAAGGAATTACAACTAAGGTCACAGAAGAAGAGGGTGAAACAATCACTATAAAATCTTTCAATATGAATGTCCCAGTTCTAATAAATAATAATGCAGCATATAAGCTAACTGCAGCTTAAAAATGGCTGCTGGTGATGTGACCTTTATCGGACCTTACGGAACTACTGCTGCTGGTGTTGCTTTAGCTGATACTGCTTTAACTGCTTTAACTCACACTGACTCTGCAAGTGATACTATTGAAATATTACAATTACAAAATAATTTAGGATTTTATATTCTAAATGTTGAGGGTGCATAATGGTTATTTATACACACGAAGAATTTATGAAAAAGGTTGAAGAGAAAAATAAACCTGAAAAGAAAAAAGAAATAAAAAAAGGGAAAAAGAAATAATGGTACAAGATGATGTTCACGCATGCAGAGAACTTTGGGTTAGTGATAAATTTAGTTTCATGCCTGGAGTAGATCCAACTGCAGCACAGACTGGATGGGCTACAACAAATAAGATTACTGATAGAACAATTGATGCAAATGGATTAGTGACTGAAATTGGAGACGGACTCTGCACACTCATTGATGATCTAATTGCTAAAGGTATTATTAGCGCTTAAATCTATTTCTTCCAACACTCAAGAAATTTCTATTTTTGCTTTTTAAAACCTGAATTTATGTAATTCTTATCTGCGGATTTTTAAATGCGCACATAAAAATTTCCCTCCCACGAGAAGCAATAGTCACATTAGTCCAAAACCCAGGTTTTTGGCATTTCCTAAGAATTTATAAAGTTATGAAGATCAGAAGATTGTATGGTCACAGCAAAACAAGTAATTAATTCTACAAAACCAAAAAGAGTCAAGGCGCCCACAGGCCCAACAAAACTCGGCTCTGCTGGTTATGATAATGTAAGGGATGATATTGAGAAAACAAAATCATTAAGAGAGGGTTCAGTTAATAGAACACCGACGGCTGATATTGATATTGCTAATAAAAAATATGTTGATGATCAAATTGCATTAGTTGTTACAACAGGAGCAACTGGAAGCTGGACTGCAGGAAGTGGGGAAACAATTACAGTAGTTGATGGATTAGTAACACTTATAACCTCAAGTGTATTCTTTATTTTACTGGAAACAGGAGATTTCATCTTACTAGAAACAGGAGATAAAATATTAAATGGCTGACACTAAAATAACTGATCTTGCAGATGCAGGAGCTGCAACAGCAGCAGACTTCTTATATATAGTGGATGGAGCCACAAGTAAACATATACAATTTGATGATTTTGAAAGTTCACTAACACATGATAATTTAACTGGAGTTACTGCAAACGAGCATATTGATTGGACTGGGGCGACTGATAATTTTTCTACAACTGGGACTATTCACTCAGACGGAAACATAACAACCGGAGGGACGGTTGACGGGCAAGACATTGCGGGGATGGCTGGATTTGTGACAAGTAATTCTACTCATAGGGGAGACGCTACTGGAGCAGACCATAGTGATATTGTAACAGCAGTCGGACTAAACACAGCGAAGGACACTAATGTATCAACAGATTTAAGTGCTGGAACAAGAGCTCCAACTACAATAGATGTTAATTCTTCTGATGGAACAAATGCTACTCTTGTAGAAGCTGATACTACAAACGCAGGGATTTTAGGTTCGGACAAGTGGGACGAGATAGTTGCTAATAGTTTAAAGGACACGGATGTAAACCACAATGTTACAACAAATATTACAATAGCTGAAGCCCCAACAAATGTTGAGGTTCAATCAAGTGATGGAAGTAATGATACTATCGCCGCAGCAGACGTTACGAATGCGGGAGTGATGACGACAACCATGTATGATGAACATGTTGTTAATACAGCCCACGCAATAGACAACACCCAAGCCCACACAGACTATTTACTAAATTCTGGTGCAGATATAGCAGTGGGTCCTTTGACAGTAACGGCAGATAACAGCACACCAGACCAAGCCTACATCCCAATGGTTCTATACAACACTGACGACACCCCACCAGCTGCGTCGGGCTTCCCAGTAGGGACGCTGTATGTGCAGTATACAGCATAATGGCAAATGATTTTTCAAGTGATGGAAATTGTAAAGCATTATGGAATTTTGAAAGTGGGGCTTTAACAACAGATTCAAAGGGAAGTAATACACTAACTAATTCTGGGGTTGATGAAGATACAACTAATTATAAACAAGGCTCATGTAGCGGTCTTTGGGTAGCAGCTAATAATGATTCTATGACTATTGCTGACACAGATCTTGATTCAGGTTTCCCTCTTAAAAGCGGTGAAACCAACAAATCTTTTACTTTTGCATTTTGGATTAAATTCACTGATGCCTCAGATTATCAATATCTAATACACAAGCATGGAGGATATGGTGACAAGGGTTTAGTAATTTATATATATAGTTCTAAAATGAGATTGTCCATATCCTCAGATGGAATAAACTCGAATGTCTATGAACACGCTACAGCTTTGGAGGATGGTATTTGGTATCATGTAGGAATTACTTATAACGCTGGAGATGATGGTTATTGTATTAGAATTTGGGATGATACAGCGGGGGCTATTGTTGGTACTGATAAAACAGGCACTTCAACAGACATTAATATTAATAGTGATAATTTTACTCTTAGCAAAACAAGTTTAGAGACAAATGCTAACATAGATGAGTTTGTTGTTTTTGATGAAGAACTCTCTACTGCTGATATTGATAAAATCAGAGGGGGAACTTATGGGGCAGGAGTAGGAGGAACAAACGCTCAAATCAATATCGGAGACACATGGAAAACTATTGCTGGTATGCAGATTAACATCGGAGATGATTGGAAGGCTGTTGAAGGTGCACAGATTAATATTGGTGATACATGGAAAACAATATTTTAAATGAAATCTAGAAAACTAGCAGATAGATTGTTTTTAATAAGCCCACAAAAGGATGGAGTTGGCAGATTTATTCCTTATTGCACTTATGCTAGACATCAAGGTGTTATCATTCACAATAAACA